TGTGTCTATGGAGTGATCACATGTGGCAAATACAATGAAAATAGTTTAACAGGCATCGGGACGGCGAGTCCAAGTGCCACATTAGATATTTCAAGCACGACGGGTTTGATTTTAAGAAATACATCCAACAAAACTGCGGTCAACGACAGAATTGGATACATCGAGTTTTATAATGGTGAAACTGGGGGTGGTAATCACATGTCATCGGCCATAGAAGCATGTGTGAACGTTGATGGCGCGAACAATAATTCAGATTTACGTTTTAAGACAACTCTTGACTACAACAATCCACTCGTTGAACGAATGCGTATAGACCGGGCTGGCAACGTCGGCATCGGGACGACGAATCCGAGAAACAAATTACATATATATAAAGCTACGACTGACCAACTTAGTGGTCTATTCATAGAGAAACCGAATGGTGCGTCGGGTACGGCTCAGGTAACCTTCGGTGTGAATGATCCATCTGAAAATCCTGGTGTCGCAAAAGCTGGTATATTTTTTGAACGACGCTCAGTCAACGGTCGTGGTGACCTTAAATTTTGTGTGGATAATGCTGACGATGCGAATAATGTGGGGGTTGCGGATACCAGAATGACCATTGCACGTACCGGCAACGTCGGGATTGGGACGACAAGTCCGGGTTACAACTTGGAGGTGAATGGAAAATGTAGAGCAGCATCCGGATTTTTAACATATGAATTCTCACAGTCACTCGCGAAACAGACGTGGACTAATATTCTTGATTATCGAAGCAGTACATTCGCTTACGGTCAAACATATATAAGTGGTAGCGACTACGGGATCGGCACGAGTGCTCATGCCGCCTTTTTTGTTCGTACAGATACGGGTACGTATGAGGCGGTCCTCACAGCGTTGACTTATAATGGAATAGATTTTCGAATATCTGGTAATTATCTCCAAGCTTATTGGAGCTCGTATCTCAGTGGACCCAGAACTATGTTTTTCAGATACACTGTGTTGAATAATAGACTTGCATAAAAAAATATTGATATAATATAATTATGGGACTTATTGTTGATGACAGCATCACACTTCAAAATGGCCAGGAATTAACATCTTATTACGTAGGGATCAAAGATGGTAGTGTTTTTGTAAAGAAGAACAATCCAGAATTTTACCACATCGAAACACAATTTGGTTGTTACATCTCAGAAGATGCGCGCCGAAATGGATTTGAGCCATTTAAAATAATAACTTCGGTCGCAACATCAAATGTCGCACCAAATTCAAATTTGTATACTTTAGCGTATGAGTCATTTAAAGAAGGGTGGGTTAAAACATCAACCGACAGTTTATAACTAAATCATCAGTTCACTCATCGTTCACAAACTTTACAAACCCATTCTAAAGGTTTCTAAAGTTCGTCGTCCCGAGTCCGAAGGACTCGTACTCCATTCCAAGTGACTCTGTCACTTGACCTCACATCCACCCCCTCATACTGATATCACTCTCGCGACACCACGGGTACACCTCGTCCCCGACGAAATGAATGGCGCGCATACCGGTGTCCATGCACGCGCGACACGTCGATTCATTATCATCAATGATCGTATCGAACGCCAACGAACGACAAATGTCTACTTTCGAAACTTCATTCGACGTGAAACTGTTCGTGAGAATCACGTCATCGAATATGCCTGGAAAGTGTCGATCGATCCATCGTTCGGTTTGTTCGCGCGCGATGTTTTGTCGACCGGTGACGATGTACATCTTTTCAGCCCCGTGACGCATGTGAATCATCGCGCGTTGCGAACCGAGAATCGGTTGAAGGTACAGGAACTCGGGTGATCGGTAAAATTCATAGAGCATGCGTCGCGATTCGTCTTCAGAGACTCGAAACACGTCTCGAAACAAGTACGGGTGTTTGCGCTTCGGGAGTTCGCGACGGTGCCATTCAGCCATGGGCTTTAAAAGGGGAACCAAAACTTCATCGAGATCGACGGCTATTCTTTGCATATTAAAAGTCACTAACATTATTCATAATCGCGAATCACCACACCCACCGGAAATCGAGGCACACCGAGCGCCGTGAGGTTTTGAAACCGAACCGTGAGCATTTTACCCATGTACTTTTCACGATCCCGAAACAAGTGTCGCCTGAATTCCAAGGTCCCCTCGGGTTTGGCTGAGAACACGTGGTTCCCGACGCGACACTCCCATATTCCCGCCCCCTTCTCGCGTCCCGTGCCTTCCTTCACACCCACGACCTCATACTCCTCAGTCTGGAACTCTTTGTATTTCAAAAGATAATTACTCCGTTTACCGATTTCGTACGTACTCACGGCATCTCGAATCATGATGCCTTCGTGTCCCTGATCGACGAACGTCGCGTGCCACGTCGGAATATCACCCTTCTTTTTCACGAGCACGGTCTCCACCGTCACGTGCTTTTGTCGCTCGGCGAATGGAAGATCCGGTCGTTTCGTGTCGAAATAGTCAAACACATAAAATGTGAGCGCGTGTGGGTTCATTTTGAATGCACTCGTGATGTCTTCGAAGGTCATGTTCGCCGCGTACATTTCCCCGTCGAGCCATTCGCCATCCTTAAGATCCTTTCCGAGATGCTCGACCCCGTGTACAGGCTTTCCCGTTCTCGAATAACACCCCGCGTTCGACACTAAAAGACGTATACCGTCGAGTTTGGGTTGGACGTAAAACGGTTCTGAAATGTACTTGTGTCGATCTTCCCACTTATTCGCCAACATCGGAAGAATTTGAATCACTTTCGCTCGCTCGTTGTTCCACATCGTCTGCGCACGCATCACCGCCTTGTCGTATCCAGTCTTGACGTGTGTTCTCGATTCGATGGACTTCCCTCCGACGATCCCAGTCACCTTGACGATGTCCGCCGTCCCATCCCCACGATCTTCAACGTGAATATCCGTAAACCGTTGACGTCCATTTTTATCATTGCGCACGATGCGTTCCATTATTTTCTCACGCTCTATTAATGATACCAGTAGTTAATTACGGTAGAATGGCGCGACTTAGGCCACCCGAAAGCACAACCATACCCATGAACGCCAATACCTTCGCGATCGGCATCATACTCGTGTGCATTCTCGGTCTGTACAGACGGGCTGTCATCATCGGTCAATCGCGTGCGCAATCTCGTACTTTAGACATTTTGATGCCGACAAAAAGAGGTCTTTCTTCATGAGTTTTCGAAACTTCTTTTCTGGAATCTTCGTCTTCGACATGTACATCTTCTTGAGCGCCTTCATGAACTTATCACAACTTTTGGTTTCATTCTTGAGATCTTGGTATTTCCCCCAAAAGTCAGTGGCAATTTGATGAATCAAGAGATACGCATTCTCACCCATGCGTCGTTCGCGTCCTCCCAAAAACATGAACGTCGCGGCCGAACAACACGATCCCTGTGCGATCGTGATGACCTTGACTCTCGATGTCTCGAGTACATTCTTGAGTGTTAAACCGGAAAACATGTCCCCACCTTCACTCATGATGTGTACACGAATTTCGGGTTCATATCCGATGAGATCCGCCTTTTGCTTGAGCAATTTGATTTCGAGCGACCTGAATGCCTCGACGAACTCGAGTGTATTCTCGGGTGTGATTTCACCATAGAAATGAACTTCGTTTCCGACGACCTTCGTGTAGTCTGGTTCTTCGGTTTCACCGGGTCCCTTTTCCTTGCCGTTGTTCGTGAGAATGTTTTCAAATATCTTTTCGATCGATGGCATATTTCAATGCTTTCTTTACATGAGTCACGTGCTTTGCTTTTAATTTACTTGAAATGGCGAGATGATTCATGACATCGAAGTCTTGTGGCGTGATCCCGTAGTCCACGAGGAGTTTCGTGTTTCCGTACTCGGCGTGTTTTTTCAAAAGACATAAGGCATCGATGTCGAGACGCGTGCGTTTATGAATGTCGCGGTATTTTTGATATCGCATTTTATAATTACCATACTTAGTCCAACAACTTCCCGGACGAAGTTTCGTACGGTCGAGAGGTTTTCCGAGTGACGCGTGTGGAATGGTGACGGCACTCAAAGCAAAGAATGGCATGATCTCCCAATTTCCATGATAAATGAATGTATCATAAATGTCCGCGTCGGAAAACGAATACGAACTTCGTTGAATGTCCACGTCTTTTGAATTTAAATAATTTTCCTGAAAAATATTCCATATATTTCCGTGTTCCGTCAGTGACTCTTGAAATCCCACGGGTTCACCCGAACACAATATATCACTGATGAATTCTTTGGGTGTTTTGAAAACGTCTCGGTCGTCATATTTGTGTAACATGTTCTTGAACGTCCGGATATCACCGCGACACATCTTAGCGGCAGCCTCCGCATTGGGAGCACACTCGATCGTTAATAATTGATCTATCGTCGGGTGTGGAATCATGATCGTTTCAAAGTTTGGGTATCCCATACACAGTTCATTTGAAATGACGACGAGTGAACCATTCGTGACGCGATATCCGTCACACACGCGATCGATCAAGGTCTTGAACGGATACTGTGAATGTTCATAGTTTTCTATGACGAGGTGTTTGTTACTTCCACGAATGACGCCGAGAAATGCACTCTTGGATGACACGTGCTCGTTTTCAATTTCAATACTATTTTCGTGATTGAGTAATACACTCACGAAATGTGTCTTCCCGACACCCGTCGATCCACACACGAAAACATTCTTCCCCTCTCGCAAACACGCCTCAAACGCTTTAAGCTGTGTGGTGTGAATCGTCGTTTTATTATCAATCTTTTTTTGATCGGTTATCTTAATGAAGCAGTCCATGGATGATCTTACTAATCAGGCCATAGATATGGTGCTGAAGAATAACGCACTACAAGAACGTATCGTAGAACCTTTAAGAAAGAAAATCGTACCATACGCGTTATGTGCGGTAGTGTTTAATATCATCATGTTTGTACTCATTGTGTATCTGGTTCGTCGAGTATCTCACCTTCCTCAATATCACTCGCCGTAGAAGTCTTCGGTTCGAACAACTTCGCGACACCTTCGAGTGGTCCACCCTTCGTCACCGCGGTGACGGTATTGATCGTTTTCGGTTTGTCGAGCCTGAGCTTTGGGATCGCGCGCACGTCGAGAATTTCGGGTTTCGTAAACACGTTATCGAGCGGATATTCCTTTTCAAAAGACGCGAGAATGTTCGTCGGGATCGCCGGAGACTGCTCGATGAGTCGATCGTATTCCGTCTTCGAGTGCGTCACGAAGTCGAGGCCGTCGGCGTTACGTTCTTCGCGTCCGAGTGCGAGTGTCAATCGAATATTTCGCGATAAAAGACCGTAGGAAAGCGCTGCGGTTTTGTGGTTTTCCATGAGTTCATTAATCTTCAAGAATTGCATGATCGTGGCGACGAGACCCGCGACGAGGTTCAAACCACCGATCACCGATGGAACCATGGGTCGGATGGATTCTGGGAATTGTTCTTGTGCGAAATTTGCAGTACCTGTAATCGTACTTAAGACGATAACTGGCAATGTAAAACGCATAGATAATCTTTTATACATGAGAAATGCCCTGTGATGCATATATCTATAACATCCAGAGGCTTCACCCCACTGTCTCAAAATGGTTTCGTGTTGGTCGTTCCAACTTTCACCGCGAAGCTGCATTTCACGTCTTTTTAACGCATCGTCGTCAATAATTTCTCCATTCATAATACAGTAGATGAATATTATATTTACAATCCATCTCATTTTTCTGATATCGATGTTTGTCGTACCATTCACAGGAAGTACACAACACCTCGAGTTTTACTCACTTCTCGTACCTTTCCTATTTTTTCATTGGACGACGAACGATGACACGTGTGCATTGACACAACTCGAGGCGTGGCTCACGGGTAAGAGTAAATACGAAACGTTCATGGGAAAGGTCATGAGTCCCATATATAACGTCGATGATCACGCCGCGAGTTACTTCATCAAAGTCGCATTCTTCTTCTTATGGCTCGTGGTGCAATTTAGACTCGGTCGTCTCGACGAGGCTTTCGCACCCGTGAAACATATTCTCCGTAAATAGAAATGAAACAAAAGACCTTGACGCGTCTCTTAATAGTCGCGGTGCTCACACTCGCGGTGCTCGTCTATTTGAAAAGTAGACCCATCGTCATCGTGCGACCCCCACCCCCACCGGCGATCGTACAGCGTAGACCCATATCCACGCGCGCGCCGGAATTCAGGGAAGCCCCGATTCGTAAATATAAACCTGGACACACGCAACAGATGGGGCTTTTGGTCGGGGACAATAACGAAACCTTGCCTCTGTATGGACGAGAAGTTCGAGGTCACAGAGATCGCTATCATTATTACACGACAACTTCCGGTGAAAACCTGTACCCATTGACCGTGTCGCATAACGGTCGTGAGTGCACGGAAGATATTGGATGTCCCGAAATGTATGGAAACGAAAACGTCGCCGTGCTCAGTAAGAATGGGACGTACACGACGAAACTCTACAGAACTGACGATTTCTTTGCTTAAAAAAATAGACATACATTATTTAAATATGCGAACGCTGAAAAGATTTGGATACTGGTCGCAACCACCCGTACCTAAATACTCGCGTAAAGCTCGCATCATCGCGGCGCATAACGGTGATTATGAACACAAGAAGTCTGAAATCACGCGGTCGGCTCTCGAACATATGTACGCCGCACCGCATTTCAGGGAACAAAAACAAATAACACCTCGACAAATGCGTTTAAAAATGATACTTGTCGAGGCATTGGATATCGCACACTCTATTTGCGAACACCAAGATGCGCGAGAGTGTTTATGGGCGTGGGAAATGGTCGATGAAATTGATGATGCCGCTGGACGCGCGGGTGTCTATCATCGATAGAGTCGCTGAACTCGAACAGTCGACCCGTGGAATGCACGTTTCAAATATTCGTACCCAATCTCACATTTTTCGTGGTTTTGACACGAGAAAAAATCGATACGGATTTTTCTGTGCTCTGGCCACGTATGCAAAGAGAAGTGGCTCTCTGTGAGTAAATACAACAAGGTGAGACCTTGTGGGTGGAACGCGTGTACGGCCTTGTTCACGATGGTGACGTCAGCTCTTCGTAACGCTTCATCACACACTTTAATCATAGCCGTATTATCGTAGAGAAGTCGTTCGTCTGCGTGATCTACGTCTATGATATAATGCATACCCACGTGATCCTTTTTACGTCTCATTATCAATAGGACTACAATTGTAACAATTAGCAGCAGCGGCGCTAGCATTATATATATACTACTAACAAAGTTTCCTGAACGGATAAAAGTTCACGTCTGGATTTGTTTTATCAAATGGTTCTTTCGAAATGTAGAAATATATTTCGTGTCTATATTGATAATTTCCACAAGACGAATTCAAATCGTATATGGAAATACCGATTTCACTGTTCGGGTGTGATCGTTTTAACTTTTTAATATTCATCGGGAAGTATTTATCAAACACATCAAATTCATGTTTCGTTTGTAAAAGTGCGACGACACGTTTTCCGTCGTATCTTTTTTGTAACTTTAGGTATTTTTTACATATTTCAGAAAATCCCGTATCTATTCCCGAACTTCCGAGATGACCAGTCATATTAATCACACCGTTTTTACTGAGGAGATTCTCTAATATGTGATCGTGATGATCATCGAATTCAGTGACTATGTTATTCGTATTTAATTCCACATCGTACACGATGACGTCGAACTTTTCCTTTTCTTCGTGGATGTAATCGTACGCATCCATGGCGATCAATTCGAGTCTTGGATCGTTAAATGCATCTTCACTGAGTTCTCTCATGATTGGATTCGTTTGTACAAACTTGATTAATGTGTCATCGAGTTCGACATTTTTAACATGAACACCGTCATATTTGAGTGCGCGCATCGCCGGATACCCGTCACCACCGCCCAGAATGAGAATATTTTTTGGACGACCATCGAAAAGTTTAATCGACACGTCTACCATCTCGTAGTGTGATTTTTTGTATTCCTTTGTGTGGTTTTGTATATCACCGTTGAGAAACATGGCTATGTGCTTCGTCTTCACATCTCTCACGAGATCGATGGTTTGATAGGGACTTTCGAGGTGATAGAGCACGTCCATACCCGATGTATCCATGTTACTTTTTCTCTTATATTTAAAATACATGAACAAAGTAATAAAAAACACGAGTACGAAGAGAAACCAATCGTTCATTTAAATACGCGTACATTATTTTTATTCATGCATCATAAAGGCCTGAAGAACGCTCGTGGCAAACAATTAACGACAATCGTCTCGCATTTTCTTATCTGTATTAGTGCACGCCATCATGTGCGCGTGATCGGTTGCGGAACCAATGAATCCTTCTAGATTATCGGGATTATTCGGTGCGAAACACGTGTTTGTCCAGTTGTTATCGGGGTGGCGATTAGTTCTGTATCCAAATACACGAATACCCTCCTTTGCCGCGAGATAACGACACTTTTTAAAAGTCATTTTTTTCTGTCCCGCGAAATTGTTATAACCACCCGCGAGACCACCCTTGTGTCCAACCACGACGTCACCTTTTTTAAGATCGAAACATCCATCCTCGAGCTTCATACCGGGTTCGGTGCACCCACCAGTGTGATTGGCCGCGGACACACCGCCTCCGCCGGACCACAGGTACGAGTCCATGTATGACCAGCACGATTTATCACCCGAACGCCACCCCCAGTTGCTCAATTTATTGCGTTTGGCGTGTTCCCAACACACTTCTGGTGTTTGCGCTTTTCCGGGTGCGACGGTGTGCCACGTGCCACCGTACGGCACGTGATGCGATCCATACCCACGCGGGTGACCCTTCGTCGTATCGATATCCGCGTACGTAACTTCCTTCTCTACTGGTACCGGCTCGGCTTTCGGTTTGGATTGTTCGATACTTTCACGAAGAGCGCGCATCGCTTCGAGTGTGCTTTCATCGTTTTTCTTCATATCACCGATTTGTTTGCGCAATGTTTCGATTTCGGAAGTCTTCTGCGTCGTCGTCTTTGACTTCTTTCGCCTGACATATAAAATTACGCCGGCGCAAGTCATTAAGATACATATCATAAGAATGATGATGATCATATCGTTGTTATGATATATCAAGAAATAAATAATACATTTCGATCCGTGTTAATGAGTAATTTTAATACCAAACCGACGTGTCATGAATGCTCGCACCTCTGGAAACGTTGGTTGACTCCACAGATACCAGCGAGACCAAAAACCCGCGGTCGCGACGCCACCTAAGAGCCATTGTTCTTTGTCACTCGCGTCGACCGTGAGCATGCGTTTGTGAATTTTCTTCGGATCTCGTTCCTTTATTATAGATTTGGGTACGTTCCCACCGTGGCGAAGTACGTACGACCGCATTCGCGAAGGATTCTTGTGTTTGGTGTAGTCCGAGTATCCACTGGCACCAAAGTCAACAGTCCTACCGTCGGGTAAAATAACCCTAAACTTCTTAGTTCGAATAGGACTGCGTGTAATTTTAACACGCATACTTATGATACGCGGGTAAATTATTTTTGGCACGCCGCGCAGTATCCTTCCTTCTTTTCCCCCGGCAAAAGAAACAGACGCTCATCGTGGCGATGAATCAAGAACAAGTGATCGTACATGTGCAACAGCGCGATCGCGAACATGATGGTCGTCGTGATCGGCTTGTTCAAGTTCTTGTATTGAAACGCGACGTACGCGACCAAAGCCATGATCGTCCACTGAATCATGGTGAAACGCGGCATCGTGAAACGACGCTTCATGTCGGGCTTGTCTTCTGTGGGCTGGGGTGCGAACATTTCGGACTGCTTGTATCCGGGCATTTTTATTATGTACAAAGAAATTAATGTGGAGACTCGTCGTCATTCTGATATTATACGACTTTTTCAAGGCACCCATCGATCTTCTTTATTTTCAAAATCCATGGAGACCCTTGGTCGGTATACGAAACACATTGACGGACATATTCATGCACAGGCGGAGATACGATCACAACGACTATCAAGGTTTATGGAAAGTTAAAACAAATTTCTGGGCGATTCGTCACGAGTTTTATGATACCTTTTCTAAAACAGATAAGTATTACTTTCACGATCTTGATAAATGGTTCGATAAGAACAATAAGTATTATTACTACAAGGCGAAGGACTTCCCTAAATTATATACACTCTTACGATCGATTCCATGTGTCGACGAAGACACGGCGATGTTTTCTGTGATTGAAGGTCCACTCACCATTCCTCCACATAAAGCCGAAAGTAATACGCAACTACGATATCATCTCACGTTGGAGAGTGGTAAAGATTGTATATTAGAGACGGAGTATGATCAACACGTACATCTGACGGGTGAAGAATTCTTATTTGATCACTCGAGATATCACGCGGTTCAAAAGCTTGGTCATAAGCGACGAATCAC